TGCTGAAGCAGTTACAGTTCCTCTCAGTGGTGGAACTGGGCAAGATTATACCAACAATAGAACCGATCCAGATATATTGATCGGATATGGTGTTCTTGCTGATGCAGAAAAAATTGACGTAAACCTTCTTCTCGGCGTTGATCTTGAAACATCTACCGATGTGGGTAATCTCAAGACAATTGCTGAGACCAGAAAAGATTGCATTGCATTTGTTTCTTGCCCAGTTGGCAAAGGCGCAAGTGGTGTAAATTCTTCGGATTCTGTTAAGGCGGATGCCTGCATAGCATTCAAGGATACCGTTGGTTCAAGTTCCTATGTGGTCATTGACTCTGGATATAGAAAACAATTTGACCCATTCAATCAGGTCAATCGTTGGGTTCCTCTCAATGGCGACACAGCCGGACTTTGTGCAAGAACTGAGTTCACGAACGACGCATGGTGGTCCCCTGCTGGATACAACAGAGGTCTTCTAAGAAATTCTGGTGCATTGGCATTCTCGCCAAACAAGACTTTCAGAGATAGAATCTATCCAAAGGGAATCAATCCAATCATTACAGAAAGAGAAACAGGAACACTTCTTCTTGGTGACAAGACTGCTCTCTCGAAACCAAGTGCATTTGATAGAATCAATGTAAGAAGACTCTTCATCGTTCTTGAGAAGGCAATTTCCACCGCATCTAAGTATTCACTCTTTGAGTTCAATGATGCGTTCACAAGAGCAAGATTCATCTCTTTGATTTCACCCTATCTTGAAGATGTGAAGTCGAGAAGAGGTTTGATAGATTATAAGGTAGTATGCGACGAAACAAACAATACACCTGAAAGAATTGACAGAAATGAACTTTGGGCAGATATCTATATCAAACCAAATCGTTCCATTAACTATGTTCAGTTGAATTTCATCGCTACAAGAACTGGCGCCAACTTCAACGAAATTGGTGCGTAAGAGTAAGTAAGAAAAGATTATTCAAGGAGATAAAAATATGGCATTTCAAGTCAGTCCGGGTGTAAATGTTTCAGAAATTGATCTTACTACCATAGTTCCAGCTGTAGCCACCACTTTGGGAGGAATCGCTGGTAACTTCGAATGGGGTCCAGCAAAGAAAGTCGTTTTGGTGGACACTCCAAGAGCTTTTCGCGAAACATTTGGCGACCCAAAAAATTGGAACTACGAACAGTGGTTCTCGGCACAAAACTTTTTAGGATATTCAAGAGGATTGCAGGTAGTTCGTGTTGTTGGTAGCACTTTGTATGGAGGAGTATCCGCTAAAAACGCAGATAGTGGTGTGACCAACGCTGCAAATCCAGATGGTCAGTTGGTATATAACGAAGATTATTTGGATTCTGATAATGTCGGAATCATTGCTAGATATCCTGGTCAAAAGGGAGATTCTTTGAGGGTCGCTATTTTCCCCGGTCCAGGTGGAACTTCTTCTCCAGATAGATTCCAAGATTGGGTAGATGGAAGAAATGATGGAACAACTGCTTATTATGCAAACTTCTTTGGATACGAGGATGAAGGCGCTCCAGAAAGCACTTCAAATATACAAAAACTTGAAAGTCCAACAGCAAACAACAATCAGGGTGCAACAACCAATGACCAAATTCACGTTTTGGTTGTTGATGAAGATGGTTTGTTTACTGGTTCCAAGTTTACCGTATTGGAAAGATTCCCAAATCTTTCAGTGTTCCCAGAAGCAAAATCAGAAGATGGTTCATCGACATTCTACAAGAGTGTAATCAACAACCAATCTCAGTATATCTACATCGGGGGTGATGATCTTCCTGGAGATGCTATGGGAGACTTCAATACTCATACAGGTCTTTCACCATCTATCAAGAGTGGAACAACTTATGTGGTAAATTGGGGTGTCACAAATGATGCAGACGGAACATATTTCAGAGCTGGAGGAGGAACTGCACAGTCACTCGCTGGTGGTGCAGGTCAAACATCAACTTCACTAGTTACCAGTGTTCCATCAACAGATCCAGATGGTTACAACCTTTTTGAAGATACCGAACAATATGACGTAAACTTGGTTATCGCAGGAAGTCTCACTGGTAACAGTGCAGCTAGAATTCGCGATCTTGTCACCACAAGAAAGGATGCAGTTGCATTCTTCTCCGCAGAAAACAAGAATGAGTTTGATAGTGAAACCGATAAGGTTGCTAAATGCACTGAACTGAAGACAACTATTGGATCAAACTCATACTGCGTAATCGACTCTGGTTACAAGTATCAATACGATCCATACAACGATCTTTATCGTTGGGTTCCTTTGAATGCTGATACCGCTGGTCTTTGTGCAAGAACAGAAACCACAAGAGATGCATGGTGGTCTCCTGCTGGACTCAATAGAGGACAAGTTCGCGATGTTGTTAAGTTGGCATTCAACCCATCCAAGACATATAGAGATCAAATCTATCCCGATGGTGTAAATCCAATCATAACAATTCCGGGTGAAGGAACAGTTCTCTTTGGCGACAAGACTGCTCTCTCGAAACCAAGTGCATTTGATAGAATCAATGTTCGTAGATTGTTCATCGTTCTTGAGAAGGCAATTTCTACTGCATCTAAATATTCACTCTTTGAATTCAACGATGCATTCACAAGAGCAAGATTCGTTTCCTTGGTTGCTCCATATCTCGAAGATGTCAAGTCAAGAAGAGGTGTATTTGACTTCAAGGTTGTGTGTGATGAAACAAACAATACACCCGAAAGAATCGACTGAAACGAATTCTGGGCAGATATCTATATCAAACCAACTCGTTCAATCAACTTCATTCAATTGAACTTCATTGCTACGAGAACTGGTGCGAATTTCAATGAATTTGGTGCATAAATAAAGAATAGAAGTTAACTAAAAAGGAGACACATTAAATGTCATTACCAAGTGTAGAACAATTTAAAAACCAATTGGCTTTGGGTGGTGCAAGAGCTAACTACTTTTTGGTGAGTGGTCCAATTGTTGGTGGTGCTGATTTCACATATCTCTGTAGATCAGCTTCTCTTCCCGCTGCAACTGTAAATACCGTGGAAGTATCTACTCCCGGCGGTAGAAAGTTGAAACTCGCAGGAGAGAGAACCTTCGAGGATTGGAGTATCACAGTTTACAACGACACACAAATGATAATGAGAAGAAGATTTGAATCATGGCAGGCACAGTGTGCTCAGTATGGCAACCCATTGGGTGCTGATGCTCTCGATGCTTATGGTCAAAGTAACTGGGTAGTCACACAACTTTCAAGAAGTGGCGCTCCCGTTAGAAGTTATCAATTCTTCAATATGTGGCCATCATCACTTGCTGCTATTGATTTGAACTTTGATGATGCTGGTTCAATTGAAGAGTTTGAAGTAACATTAGCATACTCTCATTATGAACCAACTGGTGGTTCACTCAACCAAATTGATACTGCTGTTCAACTCGCAATTTCAACTGCACTTTCCACTGGCAACATTTCGTTTGCTCTTACTGGATTGGCAAACTTGAATGCTGGTACAGCTTATCTTGGTGGAGCTGCTCCAACAACCTGATATTTGAAATTTATATACTATAAAGGGTAATCAATGGCTTTTGAATTATTTGGACTGAAGTTCGGAAAAACTAAAGAGGAGAAGGAAGATAATAAACTGTCTTCCTTCGTTCCTCCCGATACTGATGATGGTGCTGTAATAGTTGA